ATGGCCCACTACCGCAAGCAAAGCACCGGCTGGACCGCCGAGATCGACAAGCTCGGGGTGCGCGAATCCAAAACCTTCCCCACCAAAGCCGAGGCCCTCGCCTGGGCCACCCACCGCGAGGGCGAACTGCTCTCGGGCAAACGCGGCGGCTTCCCCAAGAAGACGGTGAGTGATGCCCTCAAAGACTACGCCATCAAAGTCTCGCCCAAAAAGAAGGGCGCGCGTTGGGAGCTGGTGCGCTTGCTCAAGTTCGGGCGCGACCTCGCCTGCCGCGACAAGATCATCAGCGAGGTCACCGCCACCGACATCGCCGAGTGGCGCGACGCGCGCCTCAAATGCGTCAAAGAAAGCAGCGTGCGGCGCGAGTGGAACCTGCTGCATAACGTCTTTAAGATCGCTCGCGCGGAATGGAAGTGGCTCAAGGAAATGCCCTTTGCCGAGGTGAAGACCCCGCGTAACGGCAAGCCGCGCGTGCGACGCATCGCCCCCCACGAGCACGACGCCTTGATGGCCGCGCTAGGCTATCGGGAGGGCGCGCCGATCAAGACCAAACAGCAGCGCGTGGCCCTGGCCTTCGAGTTGGCGGTGGAGAGTGGGATGCGCACCGGCGAAATGTGCGGCCTGTTGGATGCCGAGGTGATCGGCGATGTCGCCTATCTGGACAATACCAAAAATGATGACGCGCGCCCAGTGCCGCTCTCGCCGCGCGCCATGACGCTGATCGCCGCCCTGCGCGCGGCGCGCCCCGCTAATGCCGCTGCGCTCGACCCCCTGTTGGGCGTGAGCGCCGCGTCCGTGGACACGCTCTACCGCAAGGGGCGCGCGCGCGCCGCCAAATTGGTGCCCAGCATACGCACGCTGTGGTTTCACGACACGCGCCACGAAGCCTGCACACGCTTAGCCCGCGTGTTCAACCTCATGGAGCTGGCCGCCGTGATCGGGCACCGCGACCTCGACAGCCTGCAGATTTACTATAACCCGACCCCGCAGGAGCTGTCCGCCCGATTCACAAGCGCGCCAGGACATTAAAATGAAACCGCTCTATCTCGATCTACCGACCTTGGCCACCGCCCTATCGCTATCCGAATCCACCGTGCAGAATCTGGTGCGGCTAAACCAATTTCCCCAACCCCGGCTGCTGTCCGGGCGGCGCGTCGCGTGGCTCGTGCGGGAGGTCGAGGAGTGGGCCGAAAGCCGGCCGGTGTCCGACCTCCTATGTCCACCGAACACGGACGCGAAAAAGCCACGCAAATCGAAAACCGCCCCGGCGTAAAAGTCAAGCGCGCGGGCACTAACGGGCGTTGGCGGGCGTTACCGACGCGGCCGGTAACGCCCTTGCGCCCACTGCTCAATCTCCTCGCTATGCCAGCGCAGCACGCGCCCGCCCAAGCGCACCGGCTTGGGAAAATCCGGTTGCTTGGAGACGGTGCGGATAAAGACGCGCCGGCCGACTTTTAATAGCTCGGCCACTTCGTCGGGGGTGAGAAGGTCAAGGATTATCATGGTGTTCGGTTCCTTTAGGTGAGAGAAGATAACGCGCGGCTCAGCTGTTGTCGCCTTGTCCGGGTAACCGCAGGAATTTGCGCATGCGCCGCAGGTAGTCCTCCGGCTCCACCGGAGGCACCGGGGGCAGCGGCATGGGGTGCATGCCCAGTGCTGCGCCCACCAGCTCGGCGACAATCGACGTGGCCAAGGGTCCTAATTCGCAGCTCGGGCTCGGGGTGCCAGCCCCATGCACGCGGTCGGCGTGGATCGCGTCAGCGAGTTGGCGCGCCACCAGCCGCACCAGCACATGTTCCTCGGGTATCGGGTTCATCATGGTTTGCTACCTCCAGGGGTAATAGACACTACGTTGCTATAGGGTTGAGCCGGGCCGCCGCCACCGCCGAGTAGGCCGCTGAGTGCAGCACCCGCCAGGCGCGTGCCGTCGATTTGCCAGCAGCGGTTTTGGCCGGTGCGGTAGGTCGTGTCGGCGCCCAGCACCTTCTGCGCCAGATGGTCGATGATCACCTTGCTTTGCCGCAGCGTCGTCTCCATCGCGCGAAAGTTGGTGCGCGTCTCCGCGCAGTACGCGAGCACCGCGCCGCGGTGAATAAAGACCAGGCCGCGGTCCAACTCATGGCGCACCAGCAGCGAGTCGGTCGGGCGCTGCGCGACGTTATCGATGTGCGAGCTGGCCTTGGCACTGACCACTAGCGTGTGGCGCAGGTGCGCGTTGAGGAACCCGACCAACCATTCGAGCGGGCTCTCACTCGACTCGCGGATCGTGTCGCGCTGGCGTTGCACCATGCCCAGCATCCAGATCAGGTCGCTCTCGTAGGGAAAATCGAGGATGCCCGCTTTACACGCCAACTGGCCGACCGTATAGGCGTTGGCTATCGTGGAAGACCAGAAGCGCTCGGCCGCCGCATCGGTGCTGGCCATGCGCCGGTCGATCAGCTCGACGTTTTTAATGTAGCCCTTCTGCACTGCCCCATAGTGATTGATCACCAGCTCCAGGAACAGCGGCCCGGCGTGGCCGTAGTGCTCACCGAGCGAGCGGATAAAATGGTCGGCGTCGATCTTCGCCTGCGGCCCGGTGTCGACCAGACCGAACTCGACCGCGAGGATACGCATCAGGTGCGGCCCCACGTCCGCGCCACCGGCCATCAAGGCACTCAGCGTATCGGTGTTGGTCGACAAAAAGCAGAACGTCGCCCAGCTGTCTAGCCGCCCGACCGCCGTGCCGTCCGCTTGCATGCGGCGCTTGCCCTCGCCTTGCGGAAAGTTCAGCAACAACCTGCGCATTTCGCCCTCGTCGCGCTCGGTCGTGTCGTCAAGACAGATCGGTAGTGAGTGCTGCGTGCCGATGTGGGCATACATGGCGTTGACGGTGCTGCCCTCGCGGTTGCCGTTCAGCATCGTCGCGTCCGGGTGGCCCCACACCGAGCTGACCGCGCGCAAGCCCGTGGTCTTACCGCGCCCCGACGCCCCGGTGGCCGCGATCACGACGCCCTTGTTGCCCGTCTGATTCATGTGCAAGAGGATCGTGCCCAGGCTCAGGTAGATCAAGAAGCGGTGCGCCTCGTAACCCGGGCGCGCGTAGAACTGCATCGCCGCTTGCCAGCCGCCCAAGCTGCCGCCGGGATGCAGCAACCCCTTGGTGGTGGCCGTGATGGCGTGGCTCGGGGTGTGCGGGGTGATCGTGCCATCGGTGCGGTACACGCGGTCCGCCATCACAAAAGTCTGGTGATCGTCGTGCCAGCCGAGGCGCTCGTAGAGCTGCTCGCGCCCGGACTCGCGGGCGAGCTTTTGCAGATACGCGCTCATATAGTGGTGCGTCATTTTGAATTGCTCCGCTTGCAAGATGATGCCCTTCGAGTACAACAGCCTGGAAAGCCCGCGCGGGTCCGACAGCAGGCCGATCGGCACGTCGATGTCGCGCGCCGCGAGCGGCTGATCCTTCTCCAGCGGCAGCATCACGCGCCAGAGACTGTGCTCGTCGATCGCCGCGTCGACCCCGCTCTGAGATCGGATTGATAGGGGAAAGAAGTCATACGGACAGACCACCTGGAAATGGGGTCGTCCTTCGTTGTCCTCGGTCTCGATCACGATGGCGCCGTCCTGGCGGCGGCTGTAACCGCCGGGCAGGCTCGACACCGTAACCACGACATCCAGGCCCGCGCTCACGACCCGCGCGAGCGGCTCCGGTCCGGTGATGACCTGGCGCCCCAGCTGCGCGGGGGAAGTGATCGTGCCCCAGTGCGGACAGGCTTCGCATACGGGCGGGTTCAAGCCGTGAAAGTGCGCGCAGGTGGTGGGGGGCGCGTGCCAGTTATCCAGCTTGGTGCGCATCGCGGCCTCGCTATACTCCGCGTGGCCGTCCGAGACCTGACGGGCGGCGCCCACCGGATCGCTGCAGAATTTGGCCAGCCCCAGCATGGCGCGCCACAGCGGCTCGCCTGCGCCCGCCCCACGCACTGCGGCCTGCAGCTGCAGCTGCGCGCAGGCAAACACGATGCGGTCCATGTGCAGCGGCTCGCTCGCAGCACCCAGGTTATCCTCGTCACCAAACACGGTATTCGGCACCCCGGCCAAGAGCGGCGTGGTACGCGCCGGCACGATGATGCCGGGCGGCGCGTACTGGCTTAAGCGGGTCGAGAAATCCACCAGACTGATCGCGGGGGCGCCGGCAATCAAGCGCACCGGCGCATCGCGCCGCGTGTTGTAGCCGCCCAGCGCACGCAGCACCCGCGCGTGATCCGAGGTCAGCGAGCGGTCGGCACGAAACGCCAGGGCCAGGCACAACGCCTTGAAGCGCTCGGCCACCGGGCGCCACTCGGCCACCGTGACCTCGGCCGTCAGGGGCCAGTAAGCATGGAGGCCGCCGCCCGAGTCGACCAGCAACGGGCGCGGCAGACCGAGCTGCTGCACGAAGGCTTTCAATTCCGTCAGGGCTTCGAGTTTGCTGGCGAACTTGAGCGGGTTGCCGGGCTCGACATCCAAGTCGAGGAAAAACGATTTGAGGAAACGGGCATTGTGTTGGGTGCGCGTGCGCGTGCGCTGGGCCACCGGGTCCCAATAGCTCGCCAGCTCGTAACTGGCGACTGAGAAGTACGCGGGGAGGTGTTCGAAGGTGAGATCGTTGACGTGCTGCACCGCCTCATCCAAGGTGGTGTGCGCCGTGTTGTGCCAGCCGCGCTTGGCGTTGGTGGCGGTGTACATCACCCCCGAGGTGGGCACCACAACGTTAAGAAAATCCAGCAGATTCATCATAGCGCGGCCTTATGCGTAACGCAGGCTTCGGCCTGCGCGACCGACGGCGTTGACGCAGCTCCTACCCGGCGGCCTTGGGCGCCGGGCGATGGGCGATCACGAGCGCGGCCACCGCTTGAATGCGGTCCGGCACCGAGCCGCCCAGCGGCAACGTGTGTGCGCGTTTGGCCTTGCGCAGCACGGTCAGCAAGCGTTCTAGTTTGTTCAGCCGACTGGGCTCGCGCGGCACCACGGTGCCGTACATCCAGCGGTACACGGTGACAGCCGACACGCCCATCAGCTGCGCGACCGCGCCCACCGGGACGTTGCCCTCGATAACCAGCTCGCCCAGGATCGGCCCCAGCGCGTCGGGGTCGGCGAGTCGTGCGTCGGCGATTTGTTGGCGGCGTGCCGCCGTGATGATGCGTGTCATGATGAGTCTCGATAAGAAGCGCGGGCCAGCTGGCACGCGCTAGGGGGCGCTATTGATCGTCCCAGTTTTCCAGCAGGCTTTGCAGTCCCGCGGGGGTGTTGGCCAGCACCGGGGTGGCCGGAGCTACCGTGGCCTCAGGTGCTGCCGCTGCGGGCGCGGCTGCGGCCGGTGCTGCTGCTTTAGCCGGGGCCGGGGCCGCCTTAGCCGGGGCCGCAGCAGCGGCTACCGGGGGCGTGGCGGGGGCTGGCGTGCCACCCCAGCTGCCGGCGTCCGCCTCCTCGTCCTCATCATCGGGGCCAGCCGCCGCTGCCGCTGCTGCCGCTGCTGCTGCCGCCGCTTGATTGGCCGCATCAACGCGGGCCTGTTTAGCCGCGGCGCGCTTGGCCTTGTCGCTGGCCGCACTGGCCGAGGCCGAGGCCGCTGCCGTGGCGCTCGCCGCTTCCGCTGCTGCCGCTGCCGCTTCCAGGCTAGAGGCGGTGCGCGCCGGGGGCACGGCCTGACCATCCGGCACGAGCCCATCGGGCGGCACCCCCGCCTCGCCCATCAGACCATCCTGGTCGGCGCGCCCGTTCAGAATGGTATTGATCGCATCGGCGTGCGTGGCGCGCGCCTGCTTGGCTGCCGCCCCTTCCTCAGGAGTGAGCCAGCGCGACGGCGAGAACAGCAGCTTCGGGTACGCGACTTTGAGATCGAACTTCGCCTTGACCTCGATCGCGGACGAGTGTTTGATGCCATGCACGCGCAACACATCCAACATCTGATCCCAGGCATACCAGCCGGTGCCGTCAGTCACCGTGTCTTTGTCCCACACGGACGTTTGGGCGATGCGCAACAGCATCGGCGGGTGCGTGCCGATGGCTTGGCTGGGCACCACGGCAATCCGCTTGTTGGGCTTGCAGGCGGTGACCTGCTTGCCCTGTGGCGTGATCTCGGAACCCTTCACCGCAAACGGGCAGCTCGCACAGGTGGGCGCATAGGGCGCGTTGAACTCCGCGTCCGGCGTCACGCCGTCGACGCTGGCGCACGCGGGCTTCTTGTTGGCCGCGTCGTCAAAGCCCCCCACGTAGTACGTGCGGCTGCGGGCCTTGTTGTAGTCGAGCACCACCAGATTCACGATCGGGATTGCCACCGTGTCGCCGCTGTCCTTATCCAGGCGCGTCAGTGGCGTTTCCTCGCCGTCAACAATCCGCCGCCACGTCCGCCCCTTGTAGGACAACTGATTGATATTGACCCGCGGCGCGATGTTGCCGTCGTCGCCGAACAAGGCGGTTATGTGCGCCGGCACATCGGCGTTATTCAGAAAACCTATAGCAGTGGTATTGCTCATGACGTACTCCTAACAGTAAATTAAACCGTGGCGTCAGCCAACGGGTTCAACTTCAACGCGCGATAGATTGCGCGCAAATGCTCGGCCTGTGATATGGCATCATCCAGGCCGTTATGGTGCGTGCCGATGCGCTGCATCGGGACCTGGCGCGCACCGGGCAAGTTCTTCACGGTACGGTAGTCGCGCTCGCGCACCCAAAACCACGGCAACTCTTTGTTGCACACCTTATAGGCTGCCGACAACAAGCCACAATCGAAGCGGCTGCTATTGCCCCACAGGCACAGCGGCCGGCTATCCCACCAGTCCGTAAAGGCATCGAGCGCGAGCGGCAGGCTCACAGCAGACTCGCTGTTAAACGCCTCGCTGCGTGCCGCATCCCCCTGCGCCATCCACCACTTCAAGGTACTGCCCGAGGCGCGCATGCCGAGTTCCAGGCACGACTCGACATCGACGCACTGGTAAAACACATCAACAATAGGCTCCTCGTCGAAGCTAAACGCGCACGCACCGATGGACAGCAGGGGTGCATACGGCTCTGTGCCCAGGGTTTCCAGGTCGAGCATCGCGTCGGTTGCCGCGACCTCTTTGAGGCCGAGGTCGTCCAAGATAGTATCTAAGCTCATTTGTCACCTGCCTTGCGGACGCGCATGACGCGCTCGCGGAACGCATTGAGCCCTGGCGGCAGGAGGCCACCAGACAGCTCCATGAATTTTTGTACGTGGGTGCTGGATATGCGCCGTTCAAAGAACAGGAAGGGGTTGGCCTGCGCGCGCAAGAACCCCTCGAACGCGGTGTCGTCGGCGATCGACAGCTTCATGGTCTCGGCGGCGTAGGTGGTGCCCCACGGCGTGGTAAAGCCGGTCACCCCTTGCGTGTCCGCCTCGCGCAACATGGTGTTCTCACACAAATCCATGATCACCTTGAACTGCGCCTCTTGCTCGTCGAATACCTTCTGCGCGGCCGACTTGGCGCTACGGGTACGGATGTAGAGCTTGACGCGCTTCTCTATCGACATCGCCGGGATGGTGGCGAGAAACTGATCCAACGTGGCTTGATCCATGATGCACTCCTAATGAGTATGGTTATGCGGCAAACTCCTCCAACTGCTTTTTGTACAGCGACAGAATGTTTTCTTGCGTTAACGCACGCCCCTCGACCAGGGCATAAATACTGCTCTCCAAACTGTTGGCGACCAGGCGCACGACCGTCATTTTGCGGGTCTGACCTGGCCGGTTGAACCGGTCCATCACTTGGATGCTCTCGTCGTTGCTGTAGATCGGCGCATAGAAAATCAACAGGTCCGCCTCGGTGAGATTCAAACCATGCGCCATCACGCGCGGGTGACACACCAGCTCGGTGAGGCTCGGGTCCTCGCGGAAGTCTTCATAGATAATGTTGCGCTGGGTCTGCGACACATCGCCGTTGACCAACGCGCAGCGCCGCCCGTCGTGGCGCTTGTCGTGCCACGCTTGGATCTCCTGGCGCAGCACACCGACGATGCCCTTGAACGGCACGATAATCAAAATCTTCGCGCTCGCCTCCTCGATCGTTTCCAACAGCACCTTCAAGCGCGGCGCGTGATCCAGCACCAAGTAACGGTCGGCCTTGGCGTCCTTGACCGCACCGCATAAAATCTGCCGCAGTTTGCCGATCTTGTCCGCGGCGTTGACCGCCTGAACCTGCGTGGTCGCCGCGTCCGCCACGCAGTGCAACATCATCTGCCGATAAGACTGCTGCTGCTCGACCGAGAGCGGCACTGCGCGGCTGCTAAAGGTGACCGGCGGCAGGCTCAGGCAGTCCGATTTCTTAAACCGGATCGCCGGCTGCATCGCCTCGAACGCCAGCTCGTGGCTGCCGGGCGCGGGCACCCAACGGTGCGCGGTGACTTGGTGCATGGTGGCGCGTTTGAACTGGGAATAGTATTCAGGCACGCGCGACGGATCGACCAGTCGCGCCAAGGCCCAGGCATCGGTCGGTGCATTGGGGCACGGCGCGCCGGTGAGCAACCATAACTTGCGCTGCTTGATCACCTTCTGCAGGGTCCGATACATCAGGGTCTGCGAGTTGCGGTAAGCGGCGGCTTCGTCGACGATCACCAGATCGATGTCACTGCGCGCGATCAAGTCCTTGGCAATGATATGTAGTCCTTCATGATTGATGATATAAAAATCGACCGGCTTGCTCAAGCGTATGCGCCGCCGGTCAGCGTCGCCGGTGAGCAGCAGCGCGGTGCGGCGCATCACGCAGTCAAATATCTCGGACATCCAGACCTGCTCTAAGGTACTGAGCTTGGCCACGATCAGCACACGATGGACGATGCCCAACTGTTGCAGGTAATCGGCCGCCCACAAAGCGCTCGCCGTCTTGCTCGTACCTTGCTCATTAAGGCAGTAGCAGCGCGGGTGCAGGGTCAAGAATTCCGAGGTCGTGTACTGGTGGTCGAAGACCTTTTCAAAGCGCGCGGGGTGGGGCCAGTCATAGTAATAGCGGATCGGGCTCGGCGCGCGAATGTTCATGTTGCGCAGGATCTTCGTGACCGCCAAGTTATGCGGCAAGGCCAGGTTGTGGCCGTCGTAGTCCAGCAGCTTGCTGTGCGCGGGGAAGATGCCGCGCAGCGTGGCTAGGGCCTCGGGCCGCACCTTCAACAGCAGCGACTTCGATGGGGTGTGGACTATCATGGTGGCACCAGTTATTTCTCAAAGTGCAACAGCAAATGCAAGGTCGCTTCCAGCCGTGCGAACTCGGCCTCACAGGACACAACGAAAACAAAAGCCCCCGCGGATTGCATAGCCGCGATGGTGATCAACTGCCGCGGGGTGGGATGCTTGCCCCACGCCTTGGCTTCGATGGCGATAAAGATGCCATCCCCGCACACGATAAAATCGAGTGACGGTTCGCCCATGCCGTTCATTACCGGCATGTGGTAATACGCCCCGAAGGCTTTCAAGAGCGCCTTGATGCGCGCCTTGACCCGACCCTCAGGGGTCATCATCCGGCACGGTCACGGCTCATCGCCGACTCCCGCTGCCCCAATACTCGCAGGTGTCGACCACACAAAACTTCTTGCACAAGCCACTGGGCTTGGCGGGAAACACGCCCGCCACAAACGCGGCCCGATAGCGCTCCAGCTTAGGCACCAAGATCGCCCACAACTCGGGGATCTGCGCACGGGTATAGGTCTCGCGGTCCTTGGCGGTCTCCTCGAACCCCTCCTGTAGCCAATGGAATGCGGTATGACAAGTGTTGATCTCGGGGTGGTGATAAAAGGTCAACAGCGCTGAGACGATCAGCTGCTGCATATCCTTTTTTCTTTTCCCTGATTTGTGATCGTCAATCCAGGCCACCGTACCGTCTAAGGTCAGCACGTCGAGCACGCCCCGGCACCACACCTCGGGCGCGAAAAAGTCGCACGGCATGAGCTGCCGGGTCAACGCATACTTACGCTCGGCCCGCGTCACGCCGGCTCGGGCCTTGAAGCTCTGGAAATACGCTTCGTAGTGCCCCATGTTGGACGGCAGCGGCACGTTGTCCACGATGAACTTCTCGCCCGCGTGGTGCAGCTCGTCACCCCACAACGCCGCCGCGCCTTTGGCGTCCTTGAAGTGGTGCATCACCTTGACCTCAGAGTATTGGCGCGGGCAAGTTTGAAACGCGGCCAATGCGCTATGGCTCCACGGCAACGGAGTGGTCATAGGCTGTCCGGTAACTTGACCGCCTCGGAAAAGTTATCGGCGACCTTCACCCAGCCCTCGGTCCAGCCGTCGAGCGATTGCCCTGCCCGGTTGCGCATCGGGTCCATCGCCCAACGCCGCACCAGCACCTCGCCCGTATCCGTCAGGGCGTAGAGGCTCTCTTGGCTGTCATCGGCCATCGCAACGGCGAGTTGGATAATTCTCATTGGCTACTCCTCAGTCGGTTCGTCGGGCACTTCCACCACCACGTAGCCATACTTCATCAGCACCTCGTCGCTTAGGATGCGTTCGAACGGCACGCCGGTGTCACCCAACAGCCGCGCCCGCTTCGTCTCCCGGTCAAGCGAGACGATGCGAAAGCGCAGCCCCACCGCTTTGGTGGACTGCAAATACCACTGGGTCATGATGGGCCTTGTGATGCTTACGCGTTAGAGCAGCGCGCGCAGCTTCGTGATCAGCTTGCGTATCTCGGTGCTGGCGTCGCCCTCAATGGTCTTGGCCAGCGTATCAATGCGGTTCAGCAGGCTGACCCGCGTGGCGGTCTTGGCTGGCGTAGCAGCACCAGCAGCCGTGCCCGTAGTAGGCGTGGCCGCAGCAGGGGTCGCCGGAGCCGGCGTGGCGGCAGCGGGTGTCGGCGTGGCCGGCGTGGCGGGGTTGGTTGGTGCGCTCATTTCGAACTCCTTAGTATATCTATCAAATTACTTCGGTTAACTAACGATACTGCTATGCAAGTATAGCCGCCGCTCAGGAGGAACCGCCCCCCCGATTCGGTTGAATTTTACTTACGCTTTAGCGCGGCCATAGCGAGCATGGAAACCCCCCTCGCTGTTTAAGGGTAAGTCCGGAGCCCAAGGGGGTGGCACACGCATATTGGCCAGCAACAACTCGGTCAACCAGGCCGCGTAAAAGTCAGGCGTGACGAACACCCCCTCGTCATGCACGCTATGCACCCAGCGCGCCTCGTTGCGCGCCTGCTCCGCGGTGACCAGGCACTGGTCCAGCACCACCACGCGAGCCAAGCATTGCACCACATTCTCGATGACCTTCGCGCCATAGATGCGCTCGGCCTTGCGACCATTCCAGAACACCCACTCCAGGCGCCCGGTTTTCGGGTCCTTCTCGCGCCGCAGCTCGGGATAGAGTATCTTCAAACCCCCAGGTAGTAGCAGGCCGTCCGCACAGGTCCGAACGACTCCACGATAGTCCAGCGCGTTGCCCTGCTCACCGCGGCTGATATAAGCGAGCGCATCATCACCACGCTTCCAGAGCTTACCCACCTGCAAGTGCAGCTGCCGATACACATCGACCACATGCCGTGCGAAGGCGATCGTCAACACCAACGGCCGACCGTCTGCCCCCTTGGCCTCGCCGCGCACCGTGGCCAGGAACCGCTCCCAACCCATGCCGTAGCCTAATCCGAGTTTCGACTTTTTCCCGATGACTCTTTCGGCCGGGTTATCTTTCGCCGTGATCGGCCGACCGTAGATATGCTCGGCAATCACGCAGTACACGTCAGGGCCAAGACCTTGGTCATAGCGCCGGTACACCTTGAGCATGTCCTCCTCGCCGGCTAACCAGTCCAGCAAGCGCGCCTCGATGTTGGCCGAGTCGCCCACCACGATCTGGTGGCCCGGCGGCGCCATCACCGCATCGCGTATCGCGCCGCCCCGCTCAGTCGCCTGCCAGTTAAAATTGTCGCCCCCACTCAGGCGATGCGTGCCCGACGCGCCACTGACCTTGAGGTAGATGGTTGCCGGCCCGCGCGCCGCCATCCCCAGCAGCCGATCAGCGCCCTTCTCGGCACTGGTCGTCTTGTTCTTTAAGCGCGCTTCGACCAGCACCTGCACGCGTGTGTCGGGGTGCTCCTGCAGCGCCTGTATGCCCGCGTCGGTTTTGGCAAACGCGTAAATATATTTCGGCAGGCCCGGCAGGTTTTGCTTTAGCCAGCTCGGGCTGATTTTCATCGGCGGCTCGACACCCAGCTCAATCAATGCGAGCGCAAACATATCATTGCTCATCAGGTCCATACGCTGCATGCCGGCCTCCAGCATCAGCGCCAGCTTCTCAGCGTGCAAGCGCGCCGCGTACTGCTGCAGCATAGCCTGATCCAGCAGCAGTACGGGCTCGGTAAACATACGGATCACGCGGTCGTGCAGCGCCAGCTCGTGGCGCGTGAAGTGCGGCGCCATACGCTCGAACAACTGATAGCATAACTTAGCATCGTTGCAGCAATAATTCCCGTAACGGTGCAGCTGCTGCGGGCTAAAGTCTGCGAAGCGCAGGTTCTTGGCGCTGAGCACCTCGTCGCCCTTGGCCCCCAGGCGGTAGCGTTCGACCAGTTTGGCCAGCGACAGCCCCGCGTGCGCGCCATGCAAGGCGCGCCCCATGCCTAGCGTATCGAACCACACCTTAGGTCTAATTGAATAGTGGTGCGAAAGAATTAGCCCGTCAAAATGGGCGTGATGCGCCAACACGGCGCGCCGCTCCAGGTGTAGGTCGTGCAGCGCCGCCCCTACCGAGTCGCGCGGCACCCAGTACGGCGCCTCGGCGTTGATCTTGATGCCGGCCAGGATCGTCTCAAACCTGTCGTCCCTGACATAGGCTTCGGTCGTCATCTTCGACAGCGAATAGGTGTCGGACCAAAAACTTTCGAAGTCGAGCGTGACGAGATCCATTAGGGAAACTCCCTGGCCCAGGCCACGCACTGCGCAGGGTATTCGGCCCGCGTGTAGCGCTCCGTCTCGCCCGCCTGCACTCGGTTAGCGAGGTACTGCGCGTAGGCGCGGTCCCAGTCCTCGGGGGTAAAGGCCATCAGGCGCTGTAGGGTATTGCTAGGGGGCGTCGCGGGCATGATCAACTCCACTTAGTGGGTAGCTCGCCCTCGGGCAGCAGAGGGAAGCCGTGCAGCTGGTCGTGGCCACCTGCGCGTAGCCATGCCGCGCTCTCGTGACGCAGCACCGGATCGAAGTCGACCAGCAAATAACGCGCCTTGTGCAAGGCCAGCAACAGCACCTCGTCGCTCGCGCTCGGGTCGATATGCCGCGCCCAGTGCAAGTCTAGGGTGCGCAAGGCGTCGTCACGCTGGTCACGAAACGCGGCCCAGGCAGCGTCGACTTCACTCGCTATCAGTTCCTTCTTTGCCATAACGCTCTCCTAATGGGCGCGCGGCTGGGCTTGCGGTAGCTCCACATCCCACTGCTCGGCGAGCTGCTTGACCGCCTCGATCGCCTGCGACGCCGGCACAATGTTGGTGGCGTGCATCGCGCCGCCCTGCGCGAACACCAGCAGCACGAACGGCATCTTCTGGCCGCACAGATCCCGCAGCATGCTGTCCAACCCCCCCACGATGCCGGGCAGCGCGTCCAGTACCTTGGCCACAGCCACCGGCTGCTCGGGCGGGATCAAGTCTTCCAGGTTAGGGTTGCTCATGTTGGTGGTCTCTCCGTTTGGTTACGATACCGGGGTGGATGGTGGCCAGCAGTTCGCCGTTCAGATAGACCGGCACCGCACCGATGCGCACGCCCGCTTCGTGCAGCGAGGTCACCACGCGCGACATCGACACATCCAACGCGTCGACCTCGACATAGGGTTGCTTGTCCTCCTTAAAGAACACCTCGATGCGCATCTTGGTGCGCAGGTTCGCGCCGACGTGATCGCCCAGCTGCACCAGACGCGACTCGGTACGAATCATGCGCATGTTGATTTCTTCCAGCTTCTTCATTTCGAGTTCCATCACAGCTCCTAGTTAGTTAAAGTTTGATCACATTACTTACTTGCGCATAGCCCATCAGCAGTAACTGGCGCGCCGCTTGCTCCGGGCTCGTGGCCAGTACGGTCACGGTCGCGGTCTCGCCCTCGTAGGTGCTCACGTCGGCCGTATATTCATACTTCACGGTCATCACCCGCTCCCCGCTCAGTCGACCACATGAATCGTCTCTCCAAACGGTGCCTCACCCCACCCCAACACGTTCGCCCACACCACCGGATATTCCGGCTCATCGTCCGGGAACGTCCCCAGCAGATCGGTCAGGATGATACACACCTCAGGCACCACGTCGTCGGCTTCCAGCTGCTCGAAGATCGGCTCGAACTTCGTGCCGCCCCCGCCGCGTGGCCGGGTCTCGATGTCCAGCTCGCCGGCCTCGATCACCTCGCCCGGATACACCCGCCCATCGAAGTAATACAGGTGCAGACGGTGCGGGCGGGCCTCGGCCAGAATCGCATTCAGGTGCATGGCAAACTGCGCCTGCTGCGCGGCCTGATAACAGCTCCCCGAGGTATCGATAAACAGCGCTACATCACCCAGCGCCTCGACATAGTGCGCGGGGGCAAACACCCCGTGGGTCAACATCGCCCGACGGTTAAAGCGCGTCCAGTTATAGCTGGCGGTGGCCAACGATTGCATATAGCGGTGCAGGTGGTTGTACCAGGGCTCAGCGGTGGCCTGATATGCCCGGGCCACCTCCAAACGCAAGCCCTTAGGCAGCGCGCCGATCGCCTCGGCGTTCGCGGTCGCCCGCTCCACCACCGCCTTGATCTGATCCTCGAACCGCGTGACTTGCTCGGGGCTCAAGGGCTTGCCATCTTGCTGCGGCTCCTTGACATCATAGCGCCCGGGTGCCAGTTGCGGCTGCGCTTGTTGCGGATTTTCTTTGACTCGTTTCAGCAACGCGGCATAGATCGTTTCGGCCAGCATGCCACTGTACTGCATATCCAACAGCCAGTCGCTGGGAATGGTAAAGCCACTCAGTTTCATGATGGCATTCACCGCGTAGTCGCACGCGATATTCCACAGCTTGGGGTCACGGCTACCCCGTCGCGTCGGGTGCAACAGGATCTTATGCAGCAGCTCATGCACCACCTCGGTGGTTTGCTGCAGCAGCGGGATCGAGGTAAAGAACTCGCGGTTAATCCACATCGAGCGCGCGTCGGTCGCCTGCGTTAGCAGCCCCCCCGCGACCTGCTCGGGGGTGGCCTCCAGGATGGTCATGCTATAGAACACCTCGGCAAAGAAGCTATGGTGTAGCGTGAGGCGCACCGCTGCGGCAGCGGCGATATTAGTTTGTGGAATCATGATGGGTCTCCTTATAAGCGGCCAGGACGTTGCGCGCTTTTGCTTGTGCCGCCGCCAGCTCCGGCGTGCCAGTCGGGCTCTCATCCAGCCAGTTGCAATCGTTCAACGCGTCCAGCGCATCGGCCAGCTCCCGGCGCTCGACCTGCACCACATACGCCAGCGTGTCGCACTCGGGGCAGCGCCCAGCCGGCGACGGGTCGCCCGGCGTGAGGCAACAGTCCTCGATGGGCGCTAGGTCCGTGAACACGCCCACCCATTCGCAATCCTCACACCGGCACGGGGCATCATCCTCGATGCCGTCGATCAGTGCCTTGTAGTCATAAGGTGCAGACATAATCTTTCTCCTAATTAGTTAAGTGCTACGCGTCGCAGTCGGGGTGATCCGTCTCGCCGTCGACCTCGAAGCAGGGGTTGTGCTCACCGGCCACCGATACCTCGGCGAGGATGGGCTCGCCATCGGGCCATGCACCAAAGTTGGCGTCAGCCGCTTGCACTGTCTCATCCAACAGCTCACGCGCTGCCTCCACGCTCTCGGCCCGCACGCGGATCGCGGCGTACAGCTTCACATCAAACGCATACTCGTGAATCATGATGGTTCTCCTTTGCGCAAGCGGTTCAGGGTCTCGAACGTGCCCACGTAGTCGGCCACGCTTTGCCCCACAAACACCGGGTACTGGCGCAAGGCCGCCGCCTCCTCGCGCGTCTGCCACTTGCCGCAACCAGCGATCCAGCCCGGATACACCGGCGGCTCGCCCGGCTTGAACGGGTGCCGCTCGGGCGGCGACCCCAAGCGCAGGTGCGTCTTGATGTAGGCCGGCAGCAGCGCCGGGTACTTGGCCGGGTCCATCTCGCGCAAGCGGCGCAGCCACGCCAGCTCGTTGGCATCGAGCGGCGTGTCGCGTAGCTTCTCGTGCTCCGTACAGTGCTTACACATGATCGTTCTCCTAACCAGTAAGGTATTACGTTGACTTCTGAAACGAATGCTTGTGCCGCTCCAGCCTCCAATACACGTCGGCCGCCTCGTCCATCGTGAGCCACACCACGCGGCCCTGTATCAGCACCCGCAGCCCCATGTCGGACACCTCGGACAACAGTGGCAGGGACGCCTGGGGCGAGCCCGGCTGCACCTCGTCCTCATCCCACACCGCTAACAGTTTTCCCAGCGACTCCGGTGACAATGGCACCATCGTCACCTGCGGCACGATCCAGCGATACGCGAAGCACGAACGCCGGCCGTTTTCGGTGAGCTTGGTCTCCTCGGCGAGCTTCTGTGCCACCAGACGACTGGCCGCACTGCCGGCCGTGGTGGCGTTCACGTCAATCCGAGCGCCTAGGGTGAGCGCAGTAGAGTATTTGCCGGGCGTCTCCACATTGATCAGCTGCAGCAGCGCTTTTACTTCGTCGTATATGCGGCGTCGGGTCATCGGATCCTCCAAGAAAGACGTGGTTGAATGCACCTCCGGGTGCGCGCGTAAATACTCCAAGTACCGCATGGCGCCGTCCGCGCAGCGCTTCGTGCGCAGCCGCGTCACGATGGCGTTGGCGACCCGTTGATGACGTTGCGCCAAATCCTGCACGGTGAACCGGTTGCTGGTCCAGGCGTCGAGCAAGTCATGATCTTCATGATCGCCCCACGGGTCCCCCTCGCGCGCAGCCTGTGTCGGATTTGGCCGCATGGTTTAGACCCCCACCATCAAATTGGACAACGCTGGGTTGGCGACCCACTGGATGTAGGCGTCGGTGCCCGCCAAGTAAAACGCCTTACGCAGCTGCACATGGTGGATGATCATGGCCTGCAGCTCGATCGGCAGCCGTTCGCCAAAGATTTTCACCGCCGGCATCTGCTCCTCGCCGCAGCGCTTAGCGACGATCATCGCCAGCGCATACCGTTCGTCGACCGCACTCGGTATGGCCACCCCGCTCGGGTCGGCCATGATCTGCGCGAACGGCACCAGGTCGCGCAGCTCGCGCTTGTACGTGTCATAGGCGCGGCCCACGCCCGAGCCTAAGCTGGCCATCGCCTCGGCCAGCGTCACGGGGGAGGCGATGTCCTCGGCCACAAACTCCTTATTACTGATCCGGTCCCAGCTGCGCATGTTGGACCAGATGCCGCGTTTACCCTCCTCACTCATCTGGTCGCGCCCCTCGGTGCGCGCGGTGTTCGGCGAGTCACGCGTCTGAAACACCTCATCGTAGTTGTCGATCAGCGCCGGGTGCTTCTCCATGAACAGCTGCACCGTGCTGTGCCAGCCATGCTTGGACGCATGCTCGATGTTGTCGTTAGCGTCGGTGTAGACCTCGTGCTGCTCGATGCGCGACATCAACGCTCGGCTCTGTTGTTGGGCACCGGATTTATGTTCGATGGCATTGCCGTCCACCACCACCACCACGCCCTTGGGTTTGCGCAACACCCCCGACATATCCTCATTGTTGATGTACTTCTGCAACAGCTTGTTGGTCAGAGGGTCGCCGCTAAAGAACTCACCAATAAAGAGGATGCCCTTGGCGTCCGGGTTGCGGTAATGATTCGGTAGGCTCTCGTTGTTATACAGCCGCAGCAGGCCGGTCTCCTGATCCGGGCAGCTCGCCTGGATGTCCATCGGTGACATCGTATTGGCGTAAAAGGTCCAACAGCGAAAGCCTTCGATCTTGGCCTGCATCCGAGCACAGAACTCCTCGATCGTTACGGTCTTGCCGATCGCCGGCTTGCCGAAGATCCCGGTGTTGACCCCGGCCAGGTAGTTGCGCACCAGGATCGGGGGTAGCTCTTTCAGTTTGATCGCCATCATCGTTCTCCTAATCAGTTGGGGGAGACATCAGGACGAGGCGCCCCGATGTCCGGGTGCTCTACAACATATCGGCAAACAACGCCCGCTTGCTCACGGCCTCGGTGGGGATCATCCCCAGCTGAGTTACGGTAGTGGGCACCAGTACCAGTGCCGGCGGCGCGGCCAGTGTCACGCCCGTGATCGCCGCGGGGAACTGCGCCATCAACTCGTGCGCTTGCATGATGGCCGCGAGCCGGAGCTGCTCGCTCTTGCGCAACCGGGCGGGCTCATACAGGGTCAAGGCGCTCGCCCGCTCGGCGAGCGCGGTCAGCTGCGGGTCGCCGGTCAGGTTCAAGGCCGGCAGCACCTCCAGCTGACCGCGCAGGTTATCCACCAGGGTGTCGTGAAAACTTTTCACGGTCTTATCCCCGTACTGCTCCAGGGTGGTGGCGAGCTTACCCACCACCTCATAGAGCCGGCGGTAGGCGTCGTGCATGGCGTCGGCGACGCGCTTGCCATAGTCCGCCTCGGCGACCTTGACCAACTTCTCGACCTCCTCAGGGGGCACGCCCTCGACGATGCGCAAATCCTCGGCCAGCGGCATGACCTGCACCTCAATGGTGAAGCTGAACTTCTGGCGCAGCTGGCGCTCGGTGGGGTAATCCGCCGGATCAAACAGATCGCCCAAGCCATCACCCGCCTGCTTGGCCTTCTCGATCTCATGCTGGTAGGCTTGCAGGAACGTGTCCACCAGCGCCATGCCCACATTGATGCGCTCGCCCGCTTCGGCCATGAAGTCCATGTGCGCGACGGCCGCGCCGATGCGCCAGCCGTTGTCGCTCCACGGCAGGGTTTTGTGATAGACCCAGTTGCGGAAATTGCCGCTCCACTTCTGCACGGCGTCCAGCTCGGCGCTATCGGGCAACAGCTCCTTGTAGACATTGGCCGCGCCCTCCTTGGCCCCGTGGCTCTTGGTCACTTGGCGGCTGGCTGCCTTGTCCTTCTTGTGCGCGCCCCACACCGACAAGGCCGGGCAATACAACAGGTTGATATTTCGTATATTACTCATTTCGAACTCCTAATTAGTACATCGTCACAATGGGCCTCGCGGCCCGCACCCTCAATTCCTATCTGATTATTGGACTCCTAAGTAATGCTGCGTTAAAAAAACTCGCCCCGAACGGGCGGCGAGAAAGGGGTCACATTACTATTTCAGCGGCACAAAGTTAACGCCGCGCACGTAGCGCTTGGCGCTGGCGTCGTACTCCATATTGCCCGGCGCGACGCGCTTATAAGTCGCCAAATCGTGCGCGGCTTGCGGCACCGACAGCCCAAAATACTTGACGATCACGGCGCGGTTGACCGCGCCGTATTGCTCCAGCAAGCAATCGATAAAACGAATGCGCTCGCGCACTGCGCGGTTCAACGTGTCCATTACGGTTTGTCCTTTACTGGCGCCTGCGCCTGAGTCAAGATCGCTTGCGCTTCGCGCTCGGCCACGCCCATGCGCGCCCGCAGATCCGCTACCACTACATCGTGCCCCGCCTGCGCCTGCGCCAGCGTGGTGTAACGCCACTGCTCATCACCATGAAATTCGGAATCGAACACCATGGTCTCAAACAGCAGTGGCGGCCCGTCGAAAAACGAATGATCCAGCCCTAGAAACACGGTCGACACGCAGCCCTCTCCGACCTCGGTACGGTCCACCCGCATCAGGTCATTCTTGCGGGCCAGATCCATCCACACCGCCCACTGCTTGACGTCGGTGACGGGCACCGTTTCCCCTTCAATCAGCACGTAATACATCATGATCCCCCCCGTTGCTGCCGCTCATGCACGGCCCGTAATTGCTCCCACACGCGTCGCATCCGAACCTGCAACCAGATCGCTTTGAACACCCAGCTCGCAAAGTCGGCGCCTGACATCAGGTTGATCGCCAGCGCGCCGCAGTTTACCGCCAGAATTACCCGGCTGTCCGTATAGACAGCCCACATAGCCATCCCTCCGCTCAGCGAAAAGGCGAACAGGTACGCGCTGACCAGGCTCGCGGTGCCACGGTCCAGTAGATAGTCCGGCACGAGCGGCGGTTTAGGTGGGAACGGTGTCTTCACGCGGCCAACTCCGTATAACAAAGTGAAAGGTGCAGCCGCCCCACAGCTCAAAAAAGGTCGGCCCCAACTGTTGATCGAATACCGCATAGACGCACTCATTCTTGATGGCCACCAAGGCCCCGCCCAATAGCACATGCACCTCGCCCACATCCAAACTAACCGGCTCCGCCACGATCTCGTAGTAGCGCACCTCATCGGCGCGCGTCGAGCCATGCATCACGGTGAGGGTTTTCATAGCCGATCCCCGTCTCCGTCAAACAAATACTCGTTCGCCTCGATCCCCTCGCGGCAGTTCTCATCGCTGGTCTGATAGTCCGCCTCGTCGCGTAGCTGGTCATATATCCACTGGGCACACGCCCTAAAGATATCTTGCAGTTGCTCAGCGAGATCGGCAATCTCCTCGCAGTGCGCATCCTCATCCAGGTCGAGCGTCTCGTGATCGACTTCCACACTAAGACTAAGCAACCCCATCCCGCGGGCGATGCGGCACTCCGCCTTGGGGTAGCGCAAGTACACCGCCAGCAGCTCCGCGCCGTAGCGATGTATCACGTCGTCGTCGGCGACTTCCCCCGCCAGCTGCGCCAACCTTAAGTCTTTCGCGCTCCAATTGCCGGTGAATGCCGCGCCATCGCCTTGGCAGTAACTGAGGCGGTAATGAATGTCCGGCTCGCTGCGCGTCTTACCATTCATCAGCGGTACGTCGCAGGTATCGAGATCGATACCCAGCAGGCGCAGGCACCCAGCCATGTGCTCCAGCTCGTCGCTCGGCTCCCAGTCCTCCCATACACCCTCTCGATACTTGTCCAAGGCCCGCGCCTGCGCCTCGGGACTCAACTCGGCAAAGCTAAATTCGGTTTGTTCGTCTTCGTCGTGCTCCGTTTCCGGTTCCTGTAAAAGCTCACCCATGATGTGCTCCTAGCCAGTTAACCTACGTGCTGCGTGCTCCTAGTCCACTACACAATGGCCGACCGGCGTGCCGGGACCGGTCGGCTTGCCATCCTCGCCCATCGGCACCTCGGTCGCGCGCAGTGCCACCCACACCTCACAGGACTTCCTCGCCTTGAGCTGCTTAGCGGCCTGCTGCTGCGCCGCATAGCGCGTCTCGGCATACACGGTGGCCCGCAGGTAGATATTCTTGCATCTGTAATCCGCGACATACTCATTCATGACGCTTCTCCTAATCAGTAGTATTCAACCTCAACGCACTCTATCGCCCGCTCGTTGAGGTAAAGCGTGCGACTTTCTAGCCCATGTTTATCCTGCTCGTTCACTTCCAATATCAGCGTGTCGACCGCGTGGGCGCCGTCTCGCCCCTCGCACCTCCGACTAGCCCCGCGATACACACGGCCACTGCTCATCGTGACGATCAGCAGATACCCCTTGTCAGCCTCGTCCTTTCTATCCGCTTCCCTTACCGCCAGGACACTCGCGCTCATGATCTTTCTCCTAATCAGTTAGCCGGACATCGGGGCGCGTCGCCCTCCTGCCCGGTTCCTCTACTGCTTACTGCTGGGTGCGTGTTGCACCCGCCCTTCAAAATTCGCCACCAACTCTTTGAGGGCCGCGAGCATATCCTCGCGGCTCGCGTTGCTGATGTAGTTCATACGTCCGTCGCCTTTACCGTTCATCTTGAACATCAGCAACGTGAAGCCGTACCCCTCGGGCGTCAAACTGTCCAACATCAACGCGATGTCGTTCATTGCTTCGTGCGTGGCATCTTCAAGCGGTTGGTGATCACTCATATGGCCTCGCTCTCCGTTATGGTTACTGCAAGGGCTGCGTCGAGCGCCGCGAAAATTTATCCCTTTCCATGCTCTCCAACAGCTCTTTGATTACCACTATCGCGTCTTCGCGGGGCACGTTCGTCATGAAGGCCGCGCTCCCGAATTCGGTGTCGTTGTGCTCAAACAGCACCAGGCCGAACCCATAGCCGCGCGGCAGCGTGCGGGCCAGCAGTCGCGCTAACCCGCGTATCGCGGCATCCAGGCCGCCGTCATCGTCGGGATCGGGCTCACTCATGCGGCTTCGCTTTGCGGCTGTGTCCCCGCTAACCAGTTAGTCAACCAGCGCTTGAGCCCGGTCGCGCTGCCGTTGACCCGCTCAAACGGCACCTTGAGGTACTTAGAATGGCTCTCGACATCGTGGCCACAGTGACCCACCATCGCTATCACCAGGTCTGAGGTCGCGCTCTTGGTCACCATGCCCGCGCCACCGTGGCCATTGCCGCCGGTCTGCTGCGATTTGACAAACACAAAGTCAATCACGCCCGCGAAGGCGCGCCGCACGTCTTCCTCCTGCTGATTCAACAGCCCCACCACTGTGACGCGGGGCTGGCGAGTGCGCGGCGGCACGGCCACCGCCGGACGTAGGGCGACCGCAGCGAGCGCCGGCAGCACGTTCGCCAATTGCCCGGTGATCACGCGACGCAAGGCCACTTCAATCGCGCTCACGAAGGTGGTCGCCAAGCGCTCGGCCAACAATTGCATGATCGCCTCTAGGCCCAGGCCCGGCTCAGCGTGCGTCGGGGCCGACCATAAGGGCGCGCTGTAAGCCTGCAAGGCTTCGGCGGGCTTAGCCACCACCTCGACTTCGGGCGTCGCTTGCTCGGCCACACGTCGGGCTTCGCGCGCCGCCGCCGCCGCTTCTCTCGCCTGCTGTTTGGCCAAGGCGTCCGCCTCATCCAGCGCTTTGAGGAGCGGTGCCAGCCAGTCCCGGACCAGGCCGTAATGCGTGAGTTCGCGTTGCCGATTCGCCGGTAGTTCGATCTCCATCGCCTTGCGCAGCGCGTCGATCGGGCTCATATCCGGGAATGACTTGCGCAGCGCATGCACCTTACGGCCTAACAGGTCACGCTCACCCGTCTTCCAGCGCACCACCGTGGTCCCCGGTATCATGCCGCGAAATTTACGCGCAGGCTCAGCGACCACATCAGGCACGACCGTAGTGCTAGGTTCGGGTGCCACTACCGACTCCGGTGTCGACTCGGGTGCGATGCCTCCTTGTGCCTTTAGCTCAGCCGCAGCGAGCGCTTCCCACAGCGGCTTGATCCACGGTGAGAACTTGCCAAAGGTGCTGACCTCGCGGTGGCGGTTTTCCGGTAGCGCGCGCAGTTGGCCGCGCATCACCGCGGTGAGTTGCGACAAGCTGGGGGTCTCTAGCAAGATGCGAAAGGATGCCTGTGCGACCAAATGCTTTTCTCGGTCGTCCCAAACTACATTGGGTTTGGTGGGGGTCTTTGCCTTCTGTCGTTGCTGAGTTTGCTGGTAGGGATGCGCCATGGTATGTCCTGTTATCCGACAAGGTGGGTCCCTAAATGAAGGACCACAATATGGTATAGGAAGATTAACAAATGAAAAACGTCCATTAGACGGGTACTTCACATTTATCCTAGGGGCTCACGGCCTACTCCCCTCCCATGCGCGCGCGTATTTCGTTGATGAACATTTGCGGGTCCATCAAGCCATAACGTGCTAAGCGCATGGGGATATCTTCCGGTCCCCAGTCGCCGTTATCGATCCGATCGCACACCCAAATTGCGATCTCAGCCTCGGTCAAGGGCGCGACCAATGCCGCTGCTTCTCCCCAATCGATACCCCGCACGAAGCTGCCAAAATTCTTCACCGCGAGCGGCAGCGATTGCAGTGCGCCGCCACCCCCACCCGGCCGTGCCTCCTGGAACTGCGCCCATTGGGCCAGCAGCGCCATGCCCGGCTCAGAGAGTAAGTCCAGGGCGTCAACCAAGCCCACGAATGCCTGCTCGATCTGTTGGACGGCCACCCGATCAGTGGGCGCCAGTGTGTTGGTGTTCATGACTTAACTCTCCCGATACGCCTGCATGAAAGCATCAAACTCCTCCCTGGCCATCGACACCAATTGCGTCGTGTCGAACCCCCCGCCCCCGCCGTTGGGGTGGTCTTGCGTCCATTCGACCAACCGCGCCATGCTCGACTCCGAGAGCCGGCCCAGCGCGTCGTCCAGCTCCCCGAGCGCCGCGTCAATATGTAGGAGGGTCGCCTTATCCTCGTTGGTCAGCGGCGCGAGTTTGCTCAGCGACCCCAGCACCTTGACGTGGCCGCCCAACAGTTGCATTACCTCGTCGCGTGAGAACGTGAAGTTGTGCGTCATCTTCGACATCAACAACTCTTTCTTAAGCGCTTCGATATCGATCATGCTGTTCTCCCCATGCTAAACACCAGCTCCAGGTCAGCAATGCGGTGGCGCATCTCAGTGCGGTCCTCGTCGCTGTAATCGTGGTACTGATGGTCCTCCATATTGATCAGATCCCCCACGGTGCAGCTTGCCATTCCGCGTTGCCGCAGTTCCGCGCTCCACGCATCTGTTCTACGGTGCGCCCCGCCCGCCGGCACACCTCGGCGATGCACGCCTCAACGATGGCCTTGGCCAGCGTCGCGTCGTAGTCATCACACTCGCACGCCTGATAGTCATAGCACGCCAGCTGCTTGAGCATGAAGACGGGGGTCACGCTGGTGACCAGCGCCTCGAACGTGATGGCCTCGTGGTCGTCCTCGCTGTAGCGGTGATTGACCGAGCGGTGGTTCTCCTCCATCAGGACGGTAACCACGCGCTGCTGTGACACCGCGCAGGCTATCGTCTCGTCACGCCACGTCACCACCAACTGGTGGGCCGCAGCATAAGACGCGATCAGGTTGATATGACGCTCACTACAGACCCATGCACTCATGATCTTTCTCCTAACAAGTTAGCCAACAATTACCGCGGTTCCCGCCAATCGGGAGCGCGGCGCAGGTAGCCCGTCACCGACATCAGATCGCGGGTGGCGATCTCGATGCGCGCTACCGCTTCCTCGCGTGACTCACACTCCTCACGCGCCGAAATTTCCAACAGCAAAAACTTCAACAAGGCATCCCCGCATACATCCAGCTCGGCGCGGTACGCGTCTTCGGTGGGGCACTGCGCCAGGTAGGCGAACTCCCCCCCGGCGTACCCTTGCAACACAGCCTGCTGCGAAGGGTTGATCCAATCGCTGGGCAATTTGAGTTGGGCATTCTTCTGCATTACGGCGTCCTCCGTCAGTGGCCCCGAACATCAGGGCACACCGCCCGCTGGTTCGTAGCCGGGTTAGCTTGCTCGACTCAATGCACGATTACGGTGTCCCGGTGCTGGTCGCCGTGATACACCTGCACGGGCCGATTGTTGTGGGCACGCTGGCGGCTATGGTGCATTTGCATAGTGTTGTGACGGTGAACGACCACCACGTCGCGGTGATCGTTGTCATACGCGAACGCGCTAGTGGCGCCCACAGCCGCCAACAGGAGAACAGCTAACAGTTTGTAAGTCATGATGAAACCCCCGGATTTAATTAGGTCAATGCTTGGACAACAACAACATCAGCGCGACGCCCACCTGTACCAGCGAGAGCGCCCCGAGCAGATACATCCAACCTGCATTCAAACCACTCGACTTGCCCGTGCTCGTGTCGCGTGAGCTACGCAGGTCTTCAATGCGCCCGGCAAAATGCTTGTCGGACGTTTCAATCTTCAATCCATTGGCGTCGATCTTCCCCTCCAGGGTCTTGATCGCCGCTTCGATCTTGGCCGTCTGCGACGCAGCACGCGCTTCGATCTTGTCATTGATCGCCGACGCGGCCCGATCAAACTCGGCGCGCGGGAAAAAGGTCCCCGCCTGATCCGAGAGCTGCGCGCGAAATTCATTGACCGAATCAAACCGTTTCTCGGCCGCTTGCTCGGCTTTGGTTACGGCCCGCTCAGCCGAGGCGAGCGCCGCCGCTACCGCTTTCTCTTGCGCAATGAATGCGGTAGCTACCGCTTCCTTTTGCGCTTGCAGCGCCATCGCCACCGCTTCCTTGGCCGCGATCAAGGCCGTGGCCGTGGCTTCCTCCGATGCTTCCCAGCGCTGCTGGTAAGTCCGATCGCGCTCATCGCCCACCTTGGACAGATACACCTGCAGCGTCGCCAAGGTCCATTGCGGGCTCTCAGTGATCTGCTTGATGGACGCGTCGGAGCGTTTGGTGTACATCGCGTTAGACCGTGCGCCCGCTCATCGCATGCAGCATGCGCGTGCCCAGGTGCGGGGCGCTCGTGTCCGCCCCATAATTGCGCACCAGGGTGTAATCGGTCTTGCCGTCTTGCGCGATCTGGCGCTCGATCAGCTCGGTGTAGTCCAGAATCAGCTGGCTCTCGAATAGCCCGTGTTGCTCCCAGCGTTGCTGGGCCATCAGCACGGCCAGCGCACCAGCACGAAACAGCGCGAACTGCGCGATTTGCGGCAGGCTGTCACGATGCAGCAGGATGCTGGCGACACTGGGCTGCTCGTTCACGCTGCTGTTCCACGGTCGCGCCAAGGGACCCGCGCCCAGGCCAAAATAGTCCACCATCAACTCGCGCCCCGCTTGGTTCAGGTCGCATAACGCACGCATCGCGTAGCGGCAGCTCTCGCCGGTCAGATACTTGACGCCGAACTGCTCCATGCCGTGCCAGTCATACAGTACGATCGAACGCTCTTTCATGTGGGGCTCCCGGTTTGAGGGGTGGCTTGATGCGCTTCGCAATAGTCGAGCAAGTGGCAATAGACCAGGGGTGCGTCGTCGATCTCGGGTACACCCAGCAAAAACGCCAACTGGTGGCAAATCAAGCGCACGGCCGGATCGGCGCGCACGGTGTTGGTGTCCATCTTTTCGTCCAGGCACGCATTGATCGCACGTACCAGCGCCCGCGCCACACCACTGGGATTGCACGCGCCGGCTTGGATAAATACCGCGTCGGCGAAGCGGTTCACGGCCCGCGCTTCCATATCATCGAGCCTTGAGGTATTCATGACGACTCCCCAGCGTCCACCATCACCGATTGCACTTCCACCCGTGCGATCACGCCCACGTCATGCAGGCTCAACAGCCACGTCTCCCCTTGCTGCTCGATGGTGTAACCGGCTTTCGCGTCACCCACGACACGGCGCTCCTGAGCCAGCAGCTCCTCGGCGCGCAGCTTCGCGCGGCCGTGCGCCCGCTCCTTGGTGTAGCAGACGACCGTCACGTAGGCGTCACAGCCGTCCTCATGCACCAGCACCACATACATCAGCTTCGTTTTCATCACGTTCTCCTAACAAGTTAGCCTTCCTTACCACCCTCACGGGGCTGGTCCTCGACCATGTAGTCCCCGTAAGCTACTGCGTGAATCAATACGGCGGGTGACACGCCATCGCGTGGCTGCAACGGCGCATACAGGGTGCGCGTGCCGGTGGCTTGCCACCCGGTGGCCTGCTTGGCGAGCTTGGTGCCCTGACTATCAATGAACTCGATCTGCAGGCCCCCAGCCACAAAACGCACGCTGCGCACCCCACAAACCGGAAAGCGGCGCTTCGCGGCGGCCTTCACCAAGGTATCCAGCGCGTCGTCATTGGCAAACGCTTCGGCGGGCTGAATAAATCCGTTGCTGAAAATCAGGTACATGAATGTTCCCCGAATAACCACCGAGACGCTTATTCTAAATCCGCTTAGTGAGCCTGAATAAATCCTGATATAGAACTGCAGTATCCCATAACCCACACATAACCTTAAGATCTGCTATACAAATATCTAAGGTCGGGTGTTTGAGTATAGGGAAACCTTACAGCTTTACAAGCGAAGTTAATGCAGGGCATACCCTTGAAACTGCGCGGACTGACCGGCTATGTTGCGATTATCTTACGGGCGCATTACGATTAACGAGATAATCCGTATCATAATGATACGTATATTAACTACGCGGACTATCTCGTTAATCCCAGGCGGATTCAAATCGGGGCATACGAAGCGAACACGGCGCGCACTGCCGCCTCATTGGGGTACGGGTGCAGCGCGACCTGATCGGCGTGACGGCGCAGCCAGCCGCGCACGGCAGCTTGATTGGCCAAGCAGCGCAAATGCCCTTGACCGGCCACCCAGGCCGCCGCCACATAGGCAAACGGCAGCTTACGTTGGCCGTGGTCGGTCGCCGTGAGCCACGGGCTGACGCATAGTTGCACATCGCTCCGGTTGGCCACCACAAAGCCGGCGTAGCCGATTAACACGGTCTCGGTGCGCCGCTCGTGATAGTGCAGGCTGAGTAACACGGGCTCGGGTTGCGCGTCACAGGCGGCGCAGGCCAGCACTTGGCCGAACACGAAAGTATCGGTGCGCACGTCGTGCGTGGCGCCGCAGTCACATAAGCAGCGCCAGTATGTTTTACCTTTCACGGGGCTTTCGATTGCCACCTGGGCCACCAATTTTCCTTGGCGGACTCCAGTGAGGTCCAATTTACGCATAACGAAAAGAACCCCATTTCAGGAGGGAAAATGAACATAACCGGTAGAATATAACCGGCTATGCTTAAAATAGCGGCTAAATAAGCTCTAGTATAAACGCTGAAATATAAACACATGTAACAAATCAGGGTTTACAGCCAGGTCCCGTCTACATCGTTTTAAAAATCCTCGATATACGCGTTTTAAAACATACCCCCCACACATATAGCTTCCTTTCAACGCGTTTACGTGTAACTATGCTGACATTACGTGTAACTAACGGGAAGCTGACAGAGTGTAAAACATCGCCGGTTGTAATCTACCGGTTATGTCCGCTTTCTATAGTAGACCCTATAAAAAGTGAGCTTTTTAAGTTTATTGAGTTTAAAAGATTAAGCGCTTTTCTGGAAAGCCTTGCTGGCTGGGCATCCGTGGAAGACGCTCGTAATCGCGCCCCTTAAGCTTGGGGGTCAGATGATTCGTAACTATGCGGGTTGCGCCTTGCGGGCTGGGCATCTGCCATCTGTCCCGCATAAGCTCACGCTTAGTAACAAGTTGCTATAACGCATAACGTGTAACTATATTTAGGATAGTTAACCATAGTTAACCGGTTTTTCGCCCGCATAGCCGGTTGGGATTTCACATAGCCGGTTGGAAGTTAACGTTGCGCGCAACGCGGTAAGAACCCGTACCGATTTCGCGGTACGGGTAAGGTCTCCTAACAAGTCATGCAACTATGCGTCCCCTAACAAGTCATGCAACTATGCGTCTCCTAACACGTTATGCAACTATGCGTCTCCTAACACGTTATGCAACTATGCCGTGATCTCAGCGACCAATACATACCACGACGCCCGCATCGCGCCTCGATACCATTGCGGGTGGAAGCTTTCCGTCCGCGCGTACAAGGTGTTGACCAAGGTGCGCGCCGACTCGATCCGATGCTGGGGATCTCGCACGCCCCATATTTGCACGCCATGCATGTGACTATGCGTGATTTCAATCCGGCAAAACGGCCCATCAGCATACATACGGTTATCTCCTAACATGTTGACCTACTGTGAAAACCCTTACCTGATCCGCGAGTGTGTAACGCGCTGTGGGCTACGCTTAGGCGGCCTTTTCGACTTCGGGTGCGGTGGCATCCGGTACGGCGGCAACCACTGGCGCGGCGGGTATCGTCCAGTCGAAATAGGACCCATCGACGTACTGCTTAGCCGCGTATTTCATGGCCGTGTCTTTGAGTTCGTCCAGCAAATCGCTGTGCTGTATCGTGCGATCGTCCTTCTCGATGGCGGTTTCCAGCCGTTTGATCATGGCATCGACCATCTTTTGCACATCCAGCGTGGACTTGATTTGCACCGTACCCGCATCGACTTCGTACCACGGCGTTTGCATCAGCTTCACGCCATCAAAAACCCGCTTGTGAGCCTTGTCGAACATGAATTCCTTCGCGGCTGCCACGTAGATAAACGGGCCGTACTTTTCCAGATACTTCACCATTGCTTGCAAGCGTGCGCCTTTGGGCATCGCCTCAAACAGGCGATTGGCATACACGATATCGCCGAACTGGATGGCGTGCCCAATCGCATGCACGGCGGCAAGCTGGATCATGCGATCCATTTGCACGCCATTACGGCCGATGTGAGCAATGAAAGCGGCTAAATCGGCCTTGCCTGCAAGGGTGAAAGTTTGAGCTTGTGACATGGTATTGCTCCTGATAAGTAAGTGCGGAAAACCAAGCGCACTACAGGGTGCAATGCGCTTGGTGAGTCACACTCGCGGATCAGGTAAGGGTTCAATCTTAGGGGGCACACAGAAAGTGCTAGTAACCATGCGCGTATTGCCTAACATGTCACGTTAGGGCAATGACGTTTTGCCCCCTACAATCTCAGAGCAATGAGGGGCTTCGTGCTCTATTCAGGGTAAGGGATGAGGTAGCCTAGCGTGACGTAACACGTTATAGGGTTCTCACTTGTACCCGAATCCTCACAGATTGAACGTGAGGCGCAATCATGGTTTCACGTTAGGACAGCTAACCTAGCCTGTGCTTGGTTCCCGATTGCCTAGCTTGCCGCTGATGCGTGCCTGTAACGCTACACCTAGCCCGATATACGCGTAGTTCGTACCATCCAGCTAGACCGCTTGCACTAGCCCCGCTTGTTACTGCTATCGGCTTTGGGGGTTGCCTGTCACTCACACTCAAGAGCCGAGGTGAGGCTTTCAGTATAGGTAAGGCATGGGCTGATACAAGCTCGTGAAAGTGCAAAAGCCCTGCTGTTTGCTGGGTTTCCGTCCTGTCCCTAGTGGCTGAGAGTAATTCTTTTCCTGGCAGGCGACCCCCCCGAGGGGGTTGGCGCGGAGGGTGGGGGCTCTATCTATCCACCACCGTATATAAAGTATTCCTAACAAAAGGTCTTAGTTACATCCGAGCGATTTTTCGACCTGAAAATTTTCACCCGATTTACCCTTAGTTACACGCCGCAAACGCCCGCTTGACGGACCCGCCAAAATATAGTGGCCGTCAGCCCGCCCCATTTTTGATTCGATGGTATATGCTCCTCAACATTGATAAGGAATACGAGACAATGAGTACGGTGTTAGCCCCCCTCCCCACTCGACAAGCTAAGCCGCGCGACCCGGCCGAACTCGGCTTTCCGCCGATGCTGCCGCTGGAGCTGGCGATGCACACCGACACCCCGGCCAACATCTGCCGCGTGTATGGTTTGGCGCGTGCCGAGTTCGCCGTGCTGATCGCGCACCCAGTGTTCGTCAAGGCGTACCAAGAAGCGGTGGAGATGCTCAAAGTCGAGGGCATGAGCTTCAAACTCAAGGCGCGCTTGCAGGCCGAAGCCTATCTCGGCACCTCGTTTGCGATGGTGCAAAATCCCGGCACCAGCGATGCGGTGCGCGGCGACTTAATAAAAAACACCGTGCGCTGGGCCGGCTACGACGCGAAAGAGGTCGAGAGCGGACCGGGCAACGCCTTCAACATCCAGATCAACTTAGCCGGATGACCGCCATGAAAGAGCACCCGCAGCACCTCGTGATTGACGCCACCGATGCCAAGTCGTTCGACACCGCTACGCTGCTCGACTTTCTGCTCAGCGTCACGCGCTGCCCAGGCGTGGACCGCAACCAAGGCGAATGGACCGCGACGCTGCTGCTCAATGTGCCGCGCGCGCCGAATTAAGCACCGCCCGCCACCGCGCGACGATCGCGGACCGGGCAAGCCTTTTTAACCAACCTGTGTGGGGCGTTAGAGCGCCGTCCCGCACTTGTATTTCGCGCTCAACTTTTGGAGACAGGGCAATGAACAAGCAACTTTGTGGTCTGATGTTGGCGTTGGTGAGCGGGCTGGCAATGGCAGCCGGTAGCAGCTCCTCGACGGGAACGGGCAGCGCAGGGGTGGCAGGAGCAGTCGGTTTTGTGAGCGCAGGGGTGGCCAACAGCGCGGTCTCGTCGGTGAATGGTGGCTTTACCGCCTCGCTGAACGGCCCGGGCACGGTCACCAGCAGCTACACCGCAGGCAATGAGTCGTTTGCCGGCACCGCGATCGGTTTTGCCACGGCAGGCGCCGCCCCCACCAGCACCACGGTGGGCAGCACCAGCAACGGCTTCACGGTCAACACCAGCGCTGGCAGCGAAAACTTTGGCACGGCTGACATCGCCAGCAACACCAACAACGGCTTTGTCAGTGGCAGCGTCAGCGCCAACGGCCAAGGCGTGGCGACCTCGACGGGCTCGATGGGCGGCTTCGGTGGCGGGGTGGAGGGCTTCGGCACCTTCAACACGAACAGCGCCAATACGGGCACCGGCGGCTAATCCCAGGTACGGACGCGGCTTCGCGGTCGCGTCCGTTCTTTTAGGACTCCTATCATGAAAATGTTAGCGTTAGTGGCCGCCTTACTCAGCCTACCCGCGTTTGCACAGGTCACCACCGGCACCACCTCGACCTCGCAGCAGCAGTCGAGCATCAACAACAGCATCGCGTTTCCGAGCGGCGGTAATTCCGAGGTGGGTTACAACGGCAGCTACACCGTCAAAAGTGCGCCGACCGTCTATGCACCGGGCCTGACCGCCTCGATGTCCGAGACGTGCTGGGGCTCAGTCAGTGGTGGTGTCTCGGTGATTGGGGTGGGTGCGACGTTGGGCGCCACCATCAAGGACCTGGACTGTAATCACCGGCTCAATGCGGCGGTGGCGTGGCGCATGGATCGCCATGATGTGGCGTTTCAGATCATGTGCGCCGAGGACGACTTTCGCGCGGCCGCCGACAAAACCAGCCAGCCCTGCACCCCCGCGGGTCGCCCGGTCGCTAGTCAAAGCGTTGCCGTGCCGCCCTTGGCCCAAGTGGCACAGCCCAGCCAAGACCCGAACTTGATCCCGGTGCCAGGGCGCCCGGGCGTGTTCCAGTACCGCATCGCCGAGGGCACGCCGCCCCCGGCGAGACCCCTCCCTTAACCATCACACTTAACCCGTAAGGAGCGCCTCATGCCCACTACGATTCGCTGCAAGATGCGCCTGAACGCCGTCGTTGGCCAGCAATGGGGCGGCGTGAAAGCAATCTTCAACTGCGAGTACGACCCCGAGACCGAGGAGGACCGGCGCTTTTGCAAGGCCACCCCCAACGGCACGGCCGAGTTTCAGATCGATAACCCGCGCGCCTTTGAACATCTGGTGATCGGGGCGTACTACTACTTCGATATGAGCCCGGTTGAGGCCGACCCGCACCAGCCGCACCCATCGGGGAGCCGGTCGTGAACCTCTTTGAGCGACGCACCGCCCCCCCGCAGCTCACTGGCGCGCAACCCAGCGCGGCACAGCTGACTTTAATCCTTCAACTCCTGGAGTACATCATGACCGCACTAACCGATCTGCAAACCCAAGTCGCCGCCAACACGTCCGTTGAAGGCTCGGCGCTCGCCTTGATTCAGGGCCTGGCCTCGCAACTCACCGCAGCGATTGCCGCTTCGCCGAATCCGGACTCGTCGCTGGTGGCACTGAGCGCACAACTCAGCTCCAGCGCAACCGCCTTGGCCGCTGCGGTGGTGGCCAATACGCCGGCCGCGCCGGGCGGCCCGGCTGCCGGCACGACCACCCCGTAAGGGTCGTCTCCACCATGCGCGCTCACGTTCCCGTCGCGGTTGGGAACGTGGTCGACTATTTTCCCGGCGAGTACGACAAGCTGATGGCCGCGCCGAACGGCCAGCCGCTGGCCGCGATCGTCGTGCATGTGTGGAGCGATTGGAGCATCAATGTGTCGGTGTTCGACGCGCAAGGCGACTTGTTTGCGCGCCACGCGGTGATGCGCTATCCGCCGGAATCCCCGCAGCCTGCGGGTGTACCGCGTTGGGATTGGCCGGTGCATAGCTGGCCGCCTTCGGAGTGGTCGCCATGACGGTCGAGATCGATAGTGAAGGATTTATTGTCGGGTCGTTCCGGCCGTCCTGTACCGGCTTTCAGGGCGACCCGCTGGTGCTCACCGGTGAGGCGGTGCTGACGTACCAACGCGACCGGGACCAGGCGCGGCGCGCCGAGCTGGAGGCGCTGGTACGTCACTACCGCCGTATCGGCGCGGACTTGGACGCCATCCCCGAACTCAAGCGGGTGCGCGAGCAGATCGAGCAGCGTGAACACGCCGCATCGCAGGCCCGCTACCGGCGGCTCATGCAACAGCTCCGCCCCACGCCGCCGCCCCCGCCGCCCCCTCGCGCCGCGCCACCCCCGCCACCCCCTCGCGCCAAGGTCCGCGCCAGTGCGCCACCCACGCCCCACACGCCGGTATGCACCCTGCGCGCCGATGAGGCGGACGGCTGGGATGGCTATCCGGTGCATGGCGTCGACCTCGACGCCTTGTACGCGCGCCTCGATGCGGAGGCTGAGCGGCCGGCGTATTGCCCGTGGTGGTTTCGCCGCAGGCACGCCGCATGACCACCATCCACTACACCCCGCCGCCCACCGTCAAAGCGTTTATCAAGCACTACACGCCGGGCGAGCTGTTCCTCGATTGGATCGTCGGTCCCGTGGGCAGCGGCAAGACCACCGGGCTCTTTATGAAACTGATCGTGATGGCGCAGCTGCAGGCGCCCTCGCCGATCGACGGCCTGCGCCGCTCGCGCTGCGTGGTGGTGCGCAACACCGGCTCGCAGCTCAACGACACCACCATCAAATCGTTTGGCTACTGGTTCAAGGATGGCGTGGCCGGGCAGTGGAAGGCCACCCCCAAAGACTTTATCCTGCGCTACGGCGACGTGGAATGTGAGGTGCTGTTTCGCCCGCTCGACAACCCCGATGACGTGGACCGGGTGCTCTCGCTGGAGGTGACGTTCGCCATCATCGATGAGTTCGTGCAGCTGCCGCAGGCGATCGTCGAAGCGCTCTCGGCGCGCTGCGGGCGCTATCCGCCCGAGATCGAAGGGGGCGCCACCAACTGGGGCATGTGGGGCGCAAGCAACCCGGGCATGGAGGCCGACTGGTGGTATCCGATGCTGGAAGACCCCACCCTGTTGCCGCCGGACCAGCCCGTGCCTGTGAACTGGACCTACTTCAAGCAACCCTCGGGCTTTCTGGACACCGCCGAGAACACCGAAAATCTGCCGGGCAAGCGCGACTACTACACCAACCTCGCCAAGGGCAAGACGCGCCATTGGATCAAGCAGTTTATCGAGTGCGAGTGGGGCTATGCGATGGCCGGCAAGCCGGTCTTTCCGATGTTCCAAAAAGAGCTGCATGTGGCGCGCCACGCGCTCACGCCCAACCAAAACCGCCAGCTGCTGGCCGGTTACGACCCGGGCGTGATGAGCGCGCTGGTGCTGGGGCAATATGACGACTCGGTGGGGCGCGTGCGGATCTTCGATGAGCTGTGCCTGGAGCACTTCGCCACCGACCGCATGATCAGCGAGAAGCTCAAGCCGCTGCTCGCGCGTAAATACCGCGGTTTTGAGCTATTGCTGATCCCGGACCCGGCGAGTGCGGCCGAAAGCAGCGCGAAGCAGGGGTCGAGCGTGATTCATGAGCTGAAAAAGCACTTCGCGGTGGCCTATGACCTGAATAACCAGATCGAGTCCCGCTTGGCGCCGGCCCAGTATTACATGATGCGGCTCACCGGCGAGGGGCCAGCGCTGGAGATCGACCCGAGCTGCATTAAGCTGATTCGCGCGCTGGTAGGCGGCTATCGCTACACGGTGGCCAAGGGCAACGACGGCACGCCGCGCGATATTCCTGACAAAAACGCCCACTCGCATGTGGCCGACGCGTTCACCTACCTGGTGCGCTATGCCAAGTCCGGCGAGGATCGCGCCGGGCGCCGCGTGGGTGAAGCCCAGCAGAAACGTCAACGATCCGTGGGCAACAGCTACGTAATGCGCTAGACTCGCCCTCATTAGTGAGGATTCCTGATGACTTCATCGGTCGCTACAGCCCCCACCCCGCTGGCCACCCCGCCTTCCGGGAGCCCTGCGCCCGACGCCCCGGGCGTGACGCTGGACCCGCAAGGGCGGCGCGCGCTGGGCGACCAGCTCAGCAGCCGCTTCAAGCAATACGAGACCGACCGGCGCCTGGCCGAGCTGAAATGGGAGCGCAACGCGCGCCAGTACCTGGGCGTGTACGACCCCGACATCGAGTTGAAGATGGACCTCAACCGCTCACGCGCTTACCCCAAGCTCACGCGCGTGAAGTGCGTCTCGATGCTCTCGCGGCTCATGAATTTGCTGTTCCAAGCCGACGACAAGAATTGGAGCGTGAGCCCCTCGGCGGTGCCGGATTTGAACACCGAGGACTTGCAGCAGGTGCTCGACACCCTGAGCCCCCCTTCGCCGCCGGGCGCTGCGATGGCTGCCCCGGGGATGGCCGCCCCGCCCCCCGCCACGCCGCCCGCCGACGACGTGATCGAGCAGGCGATCCGCGAATTTGCGCAAAAGCGTGCCGAGCGCCTGGAGCTGGAGATCGAGGACCAGCTGCAGGAGCTGGGCGGCAACCGCTCCTGTGACTATGTTTCGTTGTGCCGGCAGGTGCTGGCGAGTGGCATCCAGTACGGCGCGGGCGTACTCAAAGGGCCGTTCGTGCGTGAGGAGACGATGCGGCGCTGGCAGCCGGACGCCAACGGTCACCTGATAGCGGTGCCTTACCAGGCGTTTCGGCCCAATTACGAGTACGTGTCGCTGTGGGATTACTACCCGGATATGTCCGCCAAGATCCTGCACCAGATGGAGGGCCAGTTCGAGCGGGTGGTGATGAATCGCCACCAGGTGGTGATGCTCAAGCAGCGGCCCGACTTCATGGCCGATCAGATCGACGCATTTTTACGCGAGTCGCCGCAGGGCAACTATGTGCGCCGGGCGTTCGAGACCGAACTGCGTAGCTTGGGGGTGGCGATCAATGTCTCGCAGGCGGTGCGCAACAAGTACGAGGCGATCGTTTGGGAAGGCCATGTGGCGGGCACCGACCTGGCCGCCTGCGGCGTGCCGGTGACCGACGCGCAGCGCGAGCAAGACCTGCACGCGATCGTGTGGCTCTTGGGCAACTACGTGGTGAAAGCCGAGCTGAGCCCCTGGAGCAGCCTCAAGAGCGAAGGCCAGATGGCCACCTATCACCACTTCGTGTTCGAGGAAGACGAGACCTTTTTGCTCGGCAACGGCCTGCCCGCGATTATGCGCGACTCGCAGCTGGGGGTGTGCGCGGCGACCCGCATGGCGCTCGACAACGGCAGCGTGCAGCGCGTGTTCGAGTTCAACACCATGCTGCTCAGTCCTGGCCAGGACATCACCGCGATCAACCCCGACAAGATTTTCTACCGCGACGACGACTCCCCCGCCACCGCCCAGTACCCGGCGATCCGCCCGATCGAGATGCCGCTGCATCTGGAGGAGCTGACCGGGCTGCTGCGGGTGTTCCAGGACTTCGCTGACCAGGAGACCTTTGTCGGCCCGACCACCGGCGGCGATATGTCCAAAGGGCCGTCCGAGCCGTTTCGCACCGCGGCCGGCGCCTCGATGCTGCGTGGCGACGCGGCGCTGCCGTTTAAGGACGTGGTGCGCAATTTCGATCGCTTCACTGAATCGGTGATCGGCTCGCTGATCGTGTTCAACAAGAACTTCAACACCAACCCCGCGATGCGCGGCGACTTCAAAGCGGTGGCGCGCGGCGCCACCAGCCTGATCGCCAAGGAAGTGCTGGGCATCCAGCTCGACAACCTGGCGCAGACCCTGACGGACGAGGAAAAGCAGTACATCAACATGCGCGCTCTGGCGCGCGCCCGGGTGCGCGTGCGTGACCTGGACAGCGCCGATATCGTCTATGACGACGCGCGCTGTGACGCGATCGACCAGGCCGCCCAGCAGCAACAGCAGCAACAGCAGCAAGAGCAGCAGCAGATGCTGCAGGCGCAGATCCGCGAGTTGCTGGCCGGCGCCTTGAAAGACTTGTCGCAGGCGGGCAAGAATAGCGCGATGGCCGAGGCGACCAGCGCCAATGTGATTTTGGGGGCGCTGGAGAAGGGCTTAGACCCCAACCAGGTGAGCCCGAAGAACTTACTCGGAGGACAGAATGGCGGACCTAACGGAAGTGGGAGCGGGGGGAATGCAGCCAGCGGAGCCGCCAGCGGTGCTGCAAATGCGGGCGCAGGAGCTGGATTTGCTGCGTCGGATTCGGGCAGCGCGGGAGGAGCCGGGTCTATGGTCGCTCCGGCAGCTCTTGCAGCTGCGCCTGCAGCGCTCGGACCGCCGCCTACGGCGATGCCTACCGGCTGAGTTCGCAGCGCTCCAGGCGGAAGCCTTCACTTACGACAAGCTGCTCGATGAGATATTCCTAAGCACTCCTTGACAATAGCCCATTAGGCGAATAGAACACCTTTATGACGACACCGACCCCCACTGACGCGCCCGCACCTGCCGCCGCGCCCAACCCCGACGACGAATACGCCGCCGCGTTCGCCGATTCGCTCGTGCCCGAAGCGCCGGAAACCCCGGTAGCGGTTGAGACGCCGGCGGTTGCGACGCCTGCGGTCGAGACGCCCGCGGCCGGGACCCCCGAGACGCCCGCGCCGGTCGCCGCAGTGGTGGCCCCGGTGGTGGCCCCGGTGGTGGCCCCGGCGGTGGCCCCGGCGGTGGAAACGCCTGCGGCTACGGCAGCGACCCCGGAAACCCCGACCGCGACCGAGGCGCCCGCGGTCGAGACGCCCGCGCCCGCCGTGGCCCCCGCGACGGATTGGGCGGCCGAATTGGCCGCGCTGCGCGCCGAGCTGGCCGAGACGAAGCGCGCCCAGGCGACGCCCGCCCCCGCGCCCGCGCCGGTGGTTGAAAAGCCCGCGCCGCCGCCGGTCTATACCACCGATGAGCAGGGCGCCGTCGACAGTTACCTGAAAGAATGGCCCGATGTGGCGCGCGGCGAGTCGCTCATGCGGCGCGCCGAGTACCGCGATCTGGTGTCGCATATTTTCAGCCAGCTACAGCCGCGCTTCGAGCAACTGGAGGCGCAGACTCAGACCGTCTCCAGCCGCAGCCAGTATCAAGAGATCGTGGCCCAGGTGCCCGATTACGATGCCGTGCGCGCGGCCACCCTGGCCTGGATTGAGACGCAGCCCGGCTTTCTGAAAACCGCCTATCAGCAGGTCGCCAGCAAGGGCTCGGCCCAGGATGTGGTCGATTTGATCAGCCGCTTTAAAACGGAGACGCACTATGCCGCAGTCGCCCCTACCGCCCCCGCCGGAAGTGCCGCCGCTCTCCCCGCAGCGACGCCCGCAACGCCCCCCGCAGCCACAACCGCGCCGCTAAGCCCGGCCGCGGTGGCCGCTGCCGCCTCTTTGCGGGTGGTGCCGACGCGCCGCAGTGAGCCGGTCACGACGCCGGACCCGAACGATTACGACGGCGCTTTCAAAGAAGCGATCGCCGCGCAGAGCTAGGAAGACCATCATGGCAATTACCGATCTGGCAATTCAGGGTGCTGCGACTTCGCAGCCGGCGCGCAATCTGCTCGTGCAGCTCAACGATCACAGCGCGACCGCGCTTTCGATTAACGCCGCGCAGATCAGCCTCGACGAGAAAGCGATCTGCCGCGAGCTGCTCGCGGGCACCGCAACCCGCGTCGGGATCGAGACGCGTAAAGTCGATTTGCCGTTTAAGGCGGTGGCCCTGGCCATTGCGAACGTATAGACAAGGTAGTATTGTTGCACCAGTTGTACTGCGCACTGCGCCAGTCCCATCCAAGCGGGAGCTGTCCGGCACTGCAAACGTTAGCTGTCCTAACAATTTGCAGCCTTTCATTAGGAGCTGGTCATGGCCGCAGTCACACTTTATGGCGATATATCGCCGCGGGTCGCCGCTTATGCGGTATCGCAGTTGCTCAAGCGCGGCCTGCCGTTCTTGGTGATCGAGAAATTCGGTCAAACCTATCCGATCCCGACCAACAGCACCAAGATCGCCAAATTCCGGCGCTACTACCTGGTCGGCGCGACCGGCGGTGCGGGTGATGGTAATCCGGCCGAAGCGTTCAACACGCCACTGGCGACCACCCCCTTGCTGGAAGGCGTGACGCCGACCGGCAAACGCCTGGCCAACACCGATTACACCGTGACCTTGGTGCAATACGGTGACTACATGACGATCACCGACGTGGTGCTGGACACCGCCGAGGATCAGGTGCTCGCGCAAGCCACCGAAGCGCTGGGTGAGTCGGCCGCGCAGACCATCGAGACGATCCGCTTCAATATCCTGAAAGCGGGCGTCAACGTGTTCTACGCCAACGGCACCACCCGCGTCGGGGTCACCTCGGTGATCACGCTGGCGCTGCAGCGCAAGATCACCACCGCGCTGACGCGCCAGAATGCCCGGCGCCTGACGCTGGTGGTGAAATCGACGCCGGACTTCCGCACGGAGCCGATCGAGGCGGCCTTTATCGCCCTGACCCATCCGGATCTGGAGTCGGATATCCGCAACATGACCGGCTTCATCCCGACCAAGCAGTACGGCACCGTCACCCCGTTCGAAAACGAGATCGGCTCGGTGGAAACCGTGCGCTATTTGCAGTCGACGGTGTTTGCACCCTGGCCCGATGCGGGCGGCGCGATGGGCTTGATGCGCTCCACCAGTGGCACTTCCGCGGACATCTACCCGATTTTGTACCTCGGGCGCGACGCATTCGGAATTGTGCCATTGAAAGGTAAGGACTCCTTAGTGCCGATGGTCGTCAACCCCAAACCAGCGCCCGGCGACCCGCTCGCACAGCGCGGCACGGTGGGCTGGAAGGCGATGACAACGGCAGTGATCCTCAATGACGCCTGGATGTGCCGCGCGGAAGTTTGCGCCACGGCCTAGGGGTCTTAAGGTTCGATTATTTACGCGGCTTTTAGGGGTTCATCATGGCCAACCAAGTTTTGACGATTAACTCGCAGTCGAACACCGATGGCGTCTATAACCACGCCCTGATCAACGTCTCGACCGATGCTGGCACGCCCATCCCCCAGACCTTTAACGTCGGGTTCCTGCCGCGCATCGTGCGTGTCTATGACTTGACGGGAATGATCATGGATACGTGGTTCGAGGGGATGGCCGCCAACAGTTCGGTGCATCAGGTCGGCTCGACCGGGGTCGGCACGCTCGGCGTGACCAACGGCGTGACGGTCAACACCACCGCGGGCCAGTGGGGCAGCATCACGCTCGATGCGGTGACCATGGCCGCCAGCTCGACGTTCGTGATCGAGGCGATCGGCTAACAGTTTCGGTGAGAGCCAGGACCGGGGCGGGACCTGTCTCCGCAGCCCCGGTCTCTTTTTCTGAACTGACTTATTTAGGAGCCCGACATGATCGGCTTACTGGTGTCCCTGTTGGTCGCGGTGCTGGTGTTGGGCTTGATCTATTACCTGATCACCCTGATTCCGTTGCCGCCGCCCTTTCCCACGGTGGTGCGGGTGATCTTCCTGGTGGTCTGCATCCTGATCGTGGTGTGGATGTTTGCCCCGTTGATCGAAGGCGCGGGCGGTACTGGGCGCCCGTGGTTGCATTAAACGTGGCCGCACAAGACGATAAGGAAGCGAAATCATGATCAAGAACGACCCGCTGCAGCTCGATATGGGCGACAATATCAGCGAACCCCCGCCGCCGCCGAGCCCCTCAAAGAACCCCGCGCCGCGCCCGCACCGCAAGGGCACCGGCCCGGGTCAAGGCCCG